TGGCACTGGTACTTGCATTTGATGCGCTTGTGGCGGCATTAGTCGCTTGAGTAGTAGCAGTTGATGCACTGGCCGCTGCGTTGGTCTCGCTTGTGCTTGCATTGCTTGCACTCGTTGAAGCGTTGCTCGCACTGGTCGAAGCGTTAGACGCTTGAGTGGTAGCAGTAGTAGCTGATGCCGTTGCAGAGGTCGCACTGGATGCCGCACTGGTAGCACTGGTAGAAGCGTTGCTTGCCTGCGTAGATGCTGTGCTTGCTGATGCAGCAGCATTCGTTGCGCTTGTGGCTGCGTTACTTGCTGATGTGCTCGCGTTACTAGCCTGGGTCGTTGCAGTAGCAGCACTAGCCGCTGCGTTAGTAGCTTGTGTGGTGGCCGTAGACGCGCTTGTGGCAGCGTTGGTGGCCTGTGTAGTCGCAGTCGAGGCACTAGCAGCAGCAGCAGTAGCAGAGGCAGCAGCAGCCGTTGCAGAGGCCGCAGCAGCAGCACTCGTTCCAACCCAGTCACTGGGAGAGGATGCCGGAGTGTCGCCTACAGTTGTTCTTAACGCTGTGTAGAATATCCCATCAGGGCCAACTACGTTCTGACCGACTGTGTAGGTGACAGTGGACACATACGCTAGGCTTATTAACACCCAGTATGTCGGCTGACTTGTTGGATTTTTGTTCAGGTTTGAGTTCTGCAATGACTGATAAAGCAGATTGTTAACAGTAACAACCGCGCCTTCTGTGTACGTTATGCCTGAATTCCAATCGACCGAGTACAGCAGAACCCAGTAACCAGAAGTAGACGCTGGGTTGTTGTTGACGTTATTAGCTGCTAGGGAGACGTAGAACTCGCCGTCACTGCCCTGCACTACGTCATTTGCACCGTAAATCTTGGACGATACCCACGCATCACCAAAGGCACTGGTTGTCTGGCCTACTGGATCGCGCACAAGTATCTGAACATTCGCACTGGTGGTTAATATAGCTTTAGCCACGCCATCGAAGAAGATGTTGGGCTGGCGACCAGCAGCAGTCAGGATCACCGGATTGGTGTTCGGTATCGTGAGGTTTACGTCTGAGTAAGTGGCCTTGAGCGTAGTGGTGCCGGTCTCGTAGAAGTAGACCTTGCCAGAGATCAGAGGATCGCCTGCGTCATCGAAGTATTGTGAATCTAGATCGCCGTAACGCGCCATTATTGTTGCCCCGCATCAGAGGAGAAGGTGGTGCCCGCAAGTGCAGCAGTCATTGTTGGAGATTGAGAAAGTGGAATAATTGCCGCTTGTAAGCTCTTTAACGCCTCGGTATCTGTCAGTGCTTTCCTGACTATTAACGGATCGCTAGAAAGTAGAATCCTAGCAATTGCCGATCTGTTTGTATCAGTAAGCCCTGGCCTAAATTGCTGAATCATTCTATCAAGAATTGCAGCCGCAGCGTTAACATCTCCGCGCATTGCATCAGCAGCAAGCCCGCTGGTTCTGACAGTATCAGACATCATACCTTGCCTTGCCTGTGCTGTCTGTGTCGGCGCTGTCTGGGAGCCTTGCAGAACAGTGGTGCTCGCAGTCTGAGCCTGTCTTGCTACTCCAAGCCGAGACAGAGCAGCCTCCTGCAAGTCTTCTGGGTATATAATGCGGAAGATCAGACCTTCTTTAGATTCTGGGTCTGTAAGCCTGTTTACAATTGAGGCTTTGTTGCCGCCCTGTATTTTAGCTTGCAGGTTCTGAAGGTATCCCAATCGATATGCCTGAATCAGCCCAGGGTCTCTGGAATTGAGAACGTCATTGAACTCAACTTGAATCTCGTCTGCGTTTTTAGAATTAGCTTGCAGCCCAGCCTTATAGTTGTCATTGCGCTGGAAGATCAGTCTAGACCTGCCCCTTGCCTCGCCAATCTGAGGAGCCGCTTCATCAATTGATGATCTCAATAAAGTTTCAGCCTCGCCAAGATTAACCCCTGTGGTTGCCCCAGCTCCTCCTCCGCGAGTTAATAGCCTAGCCTCGTCAGCAACAATTCTTCTCAATACTTCTGCGTCTCTCATGGTCGGAAGCATTCTGAAACTTATTTTACCCAAGTCATCAATGACAAAGAACGGGTCACGCCCAGTCTCTGACTTAAATGCCTCTTTCAATTTATTGCCGCCGCTTGGGAATCTAGCAATAGTTTCATACATCTGATCAACAACAGCCTGTGGCGCATCTCCCGCAGTTTCAAACGCCTGCTTGTATTCCCTGTTCTGCAACTGGCGCAGCAGGTCGGCACTTGCTCTCATGTGCCGGTAAATGTTGCGATCCAATCCAGCCGCAATCCCTCCTCGTATTGTTTCAAACGCTGTTCGCCTAGTGGCTGCTGGTCTATCTTGCATGGTGCCCCTGATGTTTGCACCAGCTTCACCTTGGCCCATGTATCCGCGAAGCTGAAGCGCGACATTAGGGTCTTCTGCAATTAGCTCACCGCGCAGCAGCCTAGCCTCTGCCTCTGCTACATCGATTCCAGCCTCCGTTGCTATTCGCTGCACTTCATTTGTCACGGCATTGCGAGCGCGACTACCAGAAGCAAACCTTGCCGCCTCAGTCACAACGTCTAGACCTTTAACTAAACCCGTCCCACCAGCTTGCAGACCGCCAGCAGTTATTGCACCAACACCACCGCCATATACAATTGGGGTTATCTCATTGAATCGCTCACTGAAGGGTTGCTCCATACCGCCAACTGTTTGTGCAGCTCCTTCTACTGCACCCAAGCCAGCAACCTTTGCAATATTTGGCAGAAAGTTTGAAAAAACTCCAACAGCAGGTGCTGGGTTTCTTGTTACTAAAGTTGCCGCCAATGAAGGAATAACTGCTCCGGCAAACTCGTATGCTTTTGAAGCAATCGGGCTTTCCTGCTGGTACGCTCTTAGACCTTGCCGAATCTCTTGTTCAATCTCTTGCTGCGGTCTGCCAGTGGCTGCTGACCTTGCGGCAGCTTCCATCTCGTCAGCCGTGTTGAACGTAGCGCCTTGCGCCATCATCCTCAATCGTTGTGGCGATTGCTGTTCTGCAAGTACAGCGTTAACTCTTGCTAATGATGCTGCTTGCTCTGGAGTTAAAGGCATTATTTCCATCCTCCACGTTCTTCAGGCGTCATTAAAGACCATTGATCAGCCGTCACTCCTGCGTCAATGGCAGATTGCGGAATGCTGGACTGGGACTGAGAAGGCACAATTCTATTAAGAGACGACTGCAAGGCTGGTGGAATAATAGATTGAGAGTCTATTGTTCTGATAGCCCGAAGATATTGCGTCCTGTTAATTTCTTGCGCTGCATATTGCGTTGCAATATCTGCTCGTTGTTGGTCTATTTGATTTTTGGCATTCATTGCATCGATCAAAAGCATTTTGGTGTCATTAGACGGCTGCAATTTGCCAAATCCTGCAAGCAAGACATCAATGTCCTTGTCCGACTGAGCGCCACTGCCAGGAACTCGGAGTTTTGGCAATGCCTGACTGACGATACCAGTAAATGCCGTGTTTGCGTCATTATAGCCAGGGTATATACTTGAGATCGCCGCAGGAATAACGCCTTGCGTTGTCAACGGAGCCAACTGGCTAAGAAGGCTCAAGTCTCTGCCAAGTGATGCCGAAGTCGAACCCGCATTTATATATGCCGCCGCCTGCTCATCAATTTTATTAACTAGCGCCGCAGGCCCATCATTAGCACCGCCAGTGTCGACGTTAATGTTTTGACCACCGCCGCCCACTTGGGAAATTTGTCGCGTTCCCATATTTTGCTGGTATGCTTTAGTGGGATCAAGACCAGGCGTTGCTGCTACTTTTTCTGGAGTCATAATCTCAAAGCCTGGCTCTACCGCCTCTGCTACGCCTGCTATCTGCTGACCGCCCCTGAATCTAGTCTCACCCGGTTTAAGCGTGTATTCCTCTGGTGCTGCCTGCTGTGGCGCATATCGCTGCTTATAGATTTGATAAGCTGGAGTCAGTATTTGTGCAAGCCTAGTCACCGCTGTAGGGTCAGTGCCCTCTCTCATCTGGTTGGCAAGATCAAGCACTTGCAGAGTGTCGCTTGGGTCTGCGTCTGGGTAGTTTGATAATGCGTCCAAACGGTCTTCAGCAAGGCGAATGATGTTATCTGCTCGCTGCTCATAGTTAAGCTCTGGGTTCGACAAGAAGCCAAACGCAGTGTTAGCGTCCTCGTACATCGCCTTCTGCCGAGCCTCAAGCTCTGCCCGCTTCTGCTCAGTCAGCCCCTGCTCGCGCTGTTGGATGCCTTGAGCGTACTGCTGCGCTGTGCCGCCGTAAGCTGCACCCAGACCACCGAGAACGTCACCAAAGTTAATAGCCATTAGTTGAATCTCCCAAGTCCTGCGTTATAGGTAGCGCCAGGCACTTGATATGGTTGAGGAGCCACGTTGTAGTTTGGCATTGTTTGCGCGTAGCTGCGTCTTTGCGGAATACTCTCTGACACCGGAGCATACCCGCCTTTCCTCGGCTCATACACCAATTGATTGCCCAGATTATACCCGCCTGCCGCTGCACCGAGCGCCTGTTCAGCATCAAACGATTGAGACGGTATTCTGGCAGCGCCTTGGAAGGCTGCATTCTGACCAGCAGCAAGTCCTGTCTGCAAGTTTGAAATACCACCAGACAAGTTTATTGCATTGATTGCCGCACGATTAGCAGCAGCGTTGCCCATATCAATGTAGTTCCCAGCTTGGTCGTAAATCATGTTTGCCTGAGTTGCACCCAGTTGTTCCAGAAGTCGCGCCTGAGTAGCCGCTGCCTGCTGTAGCTGATTAGCTTGAATCTCGCCTACTCTCGTTCTGCCTGCTGCAAGGTCTTGCCCAGTGCCGTACTGCATTTGTGCAATGTTCTGGCCTGTCGTTTGACCAATGTTGGCGCGACCAGTTCCGGCCTGCCCTTCGTATCCTGCCATCGCTCCACGCTGCCCAGCGATGTTTCCAGCCGTGTTCAAGGTTATGTCGCCCAATGCACCAGCCCTGCCTGTAGCAAGCCCTGAGAGCGCCTGAGCGCCTTGCATCCCCATGCCGGACAATTGGTTAAGGTTTCCGATCTGCTGCTGTAGACCTTGTGACGCAAGCCCTTGTCCAAAGCGTGTTAGCTCTCGCTGAACATTACCACCACCAAGTCCACCAGTAGCCGCAGCACCTGCTAGGTTGCCTCTCATGCCCTGCTCAAACAGGAACTGCTCATAGGGAGACTCTTGTCTGGCTTGATTAAAAGCATCCCGCCCAAGCGCACCTGATAGAGCCAGTTGCTGATTAAACGCCGTTGTCCCGCCTTGTTGATAAGGCTGGAAGTATCCACGCGCTTCATCGAAGCCGGTATTAATCTGTCCACTAGCTTGAGTTCCCGCTGCTCGCAGGTCATCAATGTTGATTCCATACAGTTGATTGATTCGGCCAAGAGCCGCATCGATGTCAGCCCGTGAGGAAGTCTCAGCACCGCGCAGGGTTGCTGTGGCATCTGTAAGCCCCTGTCCAAGCGATTCCTCAGCGCCAACCAGTCCCGTAGGAGTAGCTTCTACTCTGGCCTCTCTGTACCTAGCCTGCGCCTGATCCAAAGGCAGCCCAATCGCTCTGGAGACCTGTTCAGGGCTGACCCCGTACTGCTTCATCAGAGCGTAGATTTGGCTGTCAGGCGTATTTGGGTTGTTGGCGAAATACGCTTGAAGCTCGTAATCAGTTACTTGACCAGGCTGTGCGTTGTTCACCACCTGCTGATTGTATTGACCGTAAGCAGTTTGAGGATCGAGTCCACGCGCATTGACTACTTGCTGTGGGCTGACCTGATACTGCTGCATCAGCGCATAGGTCTGCTCGTTAGAGATATTCGGGTTGGCTGCAAAGAAGTCTTTTAGTTGCTGGTCGGTTATCTGGCCTGGCGTGTATTGCTGCTGGCCTCTATCGGCTTGGCCGAGCAATATTGGCATTGGAATATTGCGTTCATTTTGCGCGCCTTGCGCCGAGGCAGGGTTTGCCATGCCGTACGCCTGCCCAAGCATTTCATTACTGACGCCGTTGTTTTGGGCCAGCGTAGAAAGTTCAGCAGGACTTAGCTGAGGATTAGCCGCAATGTAATCTGCCACTTCTTTGACTGTGTAAGCCATAATTACCTCTGGAACGGTCGCATCTGTGGGAATTGCTGCATTGCTGGGAACTGTTGCGCCTGCGGGTTAATCAATCCAGCCAGTGCTGCTTGGTCAATCGGCAACGACTGAGCCTGCTGCATCTGAGGAATTCGCCCGCCCAGTAGTGCTGCTCGCATTGCAGGGATCGAGGACAGGTTAGCATTCTGAGCTGCTACGTTGCCGCCCTGATACGCTTGCATCCTTGGCATAAAGGACTGGCCTTGCATCTGGTAGGCGCGATTGAGAGCCTCCTGATTGATCTGACCGGCCTGACCGTATCCACCAATCATTGTGTCCTGCGCCTGCTGATAGGCTGGCATGAGGTTAGCCATCTCAGTATTAGCCATTGCCATCGAGCGCCTGTTGGCTTTGCTGATGTCTTTCTTTTGTGATCGCTGACTGAGCATATTGGCTCCAAGTCCTGCTGCTGCCGCGCCCATCGTAATCGGGTCAAAGCCCATATATCCACCTCGCCTTATGTTCAGTGAAGCCCAGATTAATCAGCATTTTCTTTAATGCAGACCTGTTATCAGGGGCCGTTGTGTAAATTTCATTCCAGTTATACGCGCTTACCCACTTCAACATCCTGACAAGCACTTCCTTGATTCCTGCCCTGTCGCGCAGCTTGCAGCAAATGTGTACTTCTAAATCGTTTTGCTTTTGGATCAGTTGCACAAGCACCTTGTCGTTAACCAGCAGAAGACCGGCTGTGGTCTGTATGTCATCAACGTATATCCCCCAAGGAATGCTCACTGTGGGGTCTTGCAAAATATCTAGCACCTGAGCCTTGCTTGGTCTGACCGCTATATTCGGCTTATCCCGCATCATTATTTTGAGTTTTGTTATACGAGAATCCATCCTTGCGTCCTGTCGCCACCGATCTGTGAGAGCATTTTACGGTATTCAATTGATCCCGCTGTGCCTGCCGAATTAATATAAAGCTGATACTGTCTGGCCTCAACTACGCCCTCTGGTGAGCCTGTTCCAACAATGGGAATACTCAGCGAAGCATCCAGCGTCCACGTTCTGAATGCTTGGGCCATTTTACCAGATTCGTCAACGATTGGCTGTCCAGCATTAAGTAGTGGAGTGGTCATTTCGTGCCACCTATGATCTCAGCGTTAAGCTGTAGTATCACTGGTTTAACTGCGTCAGTCAGAGTGAATCGGAATATCTCAAACCTCGACACTCGACCGTTACGTCTCCAGATTGCTCGCCTGTCGTACTCGCCTACTTCACCGATTGATCGTGTCCTAGCATCTGACCAAGTCTTCCCATCATTGCTTCGATCCAGACTAATAACCGGATTCACAACGTCATCATTGCCCACACCGGATTCAACGGTTAACTCTAATGATGGTACGAATATAGACTTGAGGTTGTTCTGAAATGGCTGCGTTGCTACCCGTCTGATAATGATGTTCTCGTACTCTGTGTAAACAAGTGGATCGATTCTGCCAATCCTGCCGTCAACAAAGTCGCCACACAGTATCTGGTTATAAGCCTTACAGATCGCAGTCACTCGAAATCTACTCAAGTCACCATCGAGCACCGAGCGTCTTTCATGCCATCGCTTTGCAGTCAGGTCAAAAACCAGAGTAGTTGTCGGCAACGTGAAGCCGATAAAGTAAGCACCATTCTGCGAATAGGCCCATGCGTAGATAGACTCAAGCTGGGAGAGCGTTAGAGCTTGGAGCAGGTTGTCTATAGGGGTCGTGCTGATCTTCGCTGTATCGTTGCCAGAGAGCGCCCAGATTGATGGCCCTTCGTTCTCCCCACCACCCACCCAGACAACAGTATCTTGAGCGTTGATCAAGCTATACGGAGCGTACACGCCCTTCTGTAAGAACAGCCCTGTGCGCTGGAATGGGAAGTCAGTCCCTCCCACATTCTGGAAGGCTTCAATAGTCTGTGATCCAGAGATGAATAGCTGGTTCTTGAAGACAATCGGAGCAACAGTCACGTCTGGATCGGATTCTGCTGTGCCAAAGTCCAAAGCGTTGTAGCTCAATCCATCATTGGGAGCCGAGCAGATAAACTTCTTGGTGTCGGTTGTGCATACAAAGTAGGAGTCGATGAAGACAACAAACTGCGGATTGCCGTTAGCGTCAAAGTCTGTGTCAGTGATCTGTGCGAACACGTTAGTGACTTGATTGTAGATGTACCCGTTGCTGCCAGGCACCAGCACCATTAACTGTGTACCGTTGTCTGCCATCGAGCATTGAGCAGTGCCTGTGATCGTGCCAAGGGTTGTAAGACTGTATGTAGCCACACCCGCCGTGATTGTCTCAACGATCTTGTACAGCACCGTTCCGTTGACCGCATAGGCAACACCAGCCATCTCGTGCATACCACGGTTTTGATTAGACACTGTTCCAGAGGACACAAGTTCTACCAAGCCTGGAGTGCCAAACAGGTTCTCAGGACTCAGTGCTGCCGCCTCGGACACGTTCACATACCAGTTCAAGCACTCTTGTGCGCTCAGTGGTAGTGATGGGCTGACGTAGAACCCGCTGGTGATCGGAAGTGCTGGCATTAGTTAATACTCAATACAGCTCTGCTAACCGTGATGTTGTTTGCTGCCGTAGAATTCTGGACATAAATTTCAATGTAATCATTTATCGCCATCGAAATTTGATACACCAAAGAAACCTCTTTGTGTTCGTTTGTGTTTATCTTCGCTTCCATTCGTGATCCAGCAATTGCCGCGCCGTTCTTGTACAGATAGACCTGCAAGTCTTGATTAGACCCGCTGATAGGATCAAGGCTCAATGCTGCGTTAATTTTTAGAATTTGAGTTGTTGCGCCTGTGTAAGTAATTCGACCGGCTGTTGTGCAAGTCGCGTTAGTAGACAGGTCAACAGTCCACGTTCCAGCCACCAGAACAGGGGTGGCAGTGGACGCGATTACAGTGGCAGTTGCGTTACTTTGCATATACACCTGACCACGCACCTGAGCCACTGCTTGAGTGCTGGCTAAAGTGATCGTGCTGCTTGCCGCTGTTAGGGTAATTCCCGTACCTGCAACAATTGAAACAAATGTAGGGCTGAGTGCTGTGGTGTTCAGCATCAGCGGAGAGCCGGTCGAGTTAACAGTAAAGTTGTGCGCTAAAGTAATTCCGTTCTCTGCTGAGACGCTCGCTGCAATACCTGAGCCGTTCTCAAGGTTGCGGATATTGTTAACAGTCCCCGATACATCCAGAACCGGAGTGCCGGTAACAGCGCCATCCTGAACAATCGTGCCGGTCACGCCAAGACCTGAAATGAAGTTAGCGTAAGTGATCTTGTAGTTGTAGCCGTTGTAGAAGAACCCGAAGTAGGAGCCTGGCGTTATGCTCGTAAGCGCCTCAAAGTCGGATTGCCTTACACCGTAGGTACGTTCAACCATTTGTGTTCACCTCTAAAGCAATCCCGCCGCTAATTTCTGTCGCCACCAATGGATCGTTCTCAGGATAAAAATGCAGTCCATTGCCAAATTGATTATCCTCATTTCCACTCCCAACAGGCAAGGTAGATGGAAGACTTGTGGGCGTTATGTACTGCCCTAGTTGACGCATGGCCTGCATTCCTTCACGCGCTGTCGCAGCAAGCTCTGCTGTTACCACGCCGCCGTAATAAGGAACAGACTGGAACGCCATGTTAGCGATTAAGCCAGTCAAAGCGCCAGGAGGAATAGTCACCTCGTCGGCCAGCCCTGTAACTGCCGTGTAACCCAAGTTAATGCCCTTAGCCGCTAGGCTGGACATATAGTTGTTCATCGCAAAGATAAAGTCCTGATACTCGTCAGCTTCCAGAGGAGCTTCTGACGCCTGTACCAGAATCGCTTGCAGTGAAGCCTTAGCTACTTGGGCAACTGTTGCCATTGCTTATTCCTCTTTCGTTTTAGCTGGTCGACCACGCTTCTTTTCTTCAACTACCGGCTCTTGATCTTTAGGCTTCCAGCCAAGACTTGCAGCAGCTTCGTAGCTACCGCTGTCAACATTGACTTCTACACCGCTTGGTTTGATCCAGATTGTGTTCACCATTTCTCCTTTGCAGCCCAGTAAGCTGCTGACATTTTGCCTTTGTCGATGTTGGCACGATGACGCGCCATGAATGATGCTCTGCGCTTGCGGTCTGCTTCAGACTCGCCCTTTGTTGGAGGAGAGCCGGTAACACCCTGTTGACCAAAGCGGATTGTCTTAATCTCGTCGCCTACTTTAGCGACCACTACATGAGATTTTGTCGGATGATTAGGGGTCTTTTTA